ACTCCAGTGTTTTCATCTATGACCGGATGGATGTATGAGTTTCCGGTCAGCTCTGTGTACAGCGTTCGGAGCACCGTCGCATCGAATCCATTGAGGAACGGGTTGACCGTCTGCAACAGCTCGATGATCGGATGGATCTCCGTCACCTCTTCAAAGTCATCTCCGAAGTCGGCGACCTTCCGGAGCACGCCCATCGATGGCCGCTGGTCCGATTGGGCGTCACCCAACAGATAAGCCTTGCGATGACGTGGTACTTCTCGCGTCTTGTAGAGCCGTCGTCCGCTCCCCCTTCGGGCGTAGAGTCGGAGCGGTGTCGCTGCTACTGCGTTGGCGTTGATGAGTGCCGCCGCAAAGACCCAAGACCGAAACGACTCGACTGCTCTCTGGTGATTGAATGGTGGCTTGTAGGCTCCTTCTTGTCCGCCGTGCATGATCCGCACGCTGGAGTCGAGCCACTTCTCTGGGGTGTTCTGCGCCTTGGTTGTGAGATTACGCAGAAAGTCGGTGATACCCATGTGTCAAAGTACCCTAAAGGAAAATCCAGACTGTGCGATGGTGTCGAAGCACCGCAACGCTAGAGCGAGAGCGCACACACCGTCATCGTGCAGCCCGGACGGAGCCTCGTATCTGACGCCCGTTCTCGTATATTCAAACTCGAAAGTTTCCGCCTCAATGCGTAACCAGTTGTCTGGTATACGGATTCGCTTCGTTTGGAAGGCACTAGACAGGCCCTCCATGAGCTGCTGCTTGCTGTGGCTCGTGAACTTGAAGCCTTCCACTCGGGGCTTGGCCTTCTGGATAGCCTCGACGATCGGGTCTCCGACTCCGGTGCTGTCGATCATGGCTGGTACGTCCCCGATGGTCTCAATGATCCGCTGCTCCGTCGTGGACCAAGGAGCCTGAAATCGTTCGAGACTGCACACCCTGCCCTCGGCGTCAAGGCCACAGATGACCGTCCAGTCTACCGACTTCGCGAGATCAACCCCGAACGCTATCGGTTCTGACTTGCTTTCGTCGGCGACGCACTCGGCGATTGCCTTTAAACCGAAGGGGTTGCCTCCGTCGTCCGAGGGGATACCCATGAACTCCTGATTGAATACCTGCTCCGGTAGCTCTCGCTTGGCCGCCTCAATCTCATCCGGGTCGATCAGCGGATTGTCCGTCGTCGGCAGCCTCCACGACTTCCAGCCATGATCCTCGATCTGGCCCCTCTCAAAACACTGGTGGAAGAAGTTGCGACCCTTGGGGGTGCCGAGAAACCAAGCGTCCCCCTTGGAGTCTGCGAGCGTCGCACGAATCGTCTCCTGCCACGCCGGGCCTAGATCCTTGATGATGCCAGCCTCATCGATGACGACACGGTCGAACCTTCGACCACGACCCGAATCAACAGAGTCCAAAGAGTAGCAGTCGAGTGTGCCGCCCGTCATGGCTTCGATCCGGTGCTCGATCTTCAGCACCGTCTGGGCCATCGGTTGCAACACTCGGCACATCTCTCTCCAAGGCTCGGCGAGGTATCGGAAGCTAGGGGCAAACCACGCCACGTTCTTGCCGTCAAAGACCGACTCCAGCGCGAGCTGCATACCAAGGTGCGTTTTCCCAAACCGACGACCACACTCCAACACATTGAACCGGGACTGGGCGTCTAGGACTTTGATCTGTCCTGCGTGCAGTGCCGACTGGATTGGAGGGATCTGGATTGTCTTCATTATGACCACGCAAGGAGCAGCACCCCGATGTCCTCCCCGTCCACAATTCCGTCTCCGGTCAGATCAGACCTCTCGGAATCAGTGCCCCACTCGGAGAGCAAGATACCAAAGTCGGTAGCGTCTACTAGATAGTCTCCGTCAATGTCTGCCCGTAAAGTCATCGGGACGATCCACTCGACCTCTTGAGTGTAGGGCTTGCTCGGGTACACCCGACTGGCCTCGTGCCTGAGAAACAACCGACTCTCTCTCATATCGAAGCAAGCACCTTCGGGCAGGACCAGAGGCTTGAGGTGCTGGGGTAGCACCGTCCAGTGAACGTATCCCATTAGTCGAATGTGCCGATGCGAGTCGAAGAGCACGACGCCATCCCAATGGTAGAAGTTCTCTGATCTGTGGACCGTGTATTGAGCCTCTGTAGAACTCTGCTCCTCCGAACGCAGGGCCGTGTAGTAGACAACCCCTTCGTACTCAAAGGTCGTCAAGTCCATCGCTGACATGGGCGGGGGGCAATCCATCGAGGAGTCTCCTGATTCTATTGCGGTGCTGATGCACTCGCTGGGGGGAGATGCCAAGAGACTGCGCGGACTGCGGAATGTTGGACCCTGAGTACCAGCACCAGAGCACATCTGCCTGCCTGCTGTTCAGTGTGGCGAAAACCTCCGACCACTCATAGAAGCCTTGGCCTTCGCTCGGACCGTCCTCCGTATCACAGTCTCCCAAACTGCTGACCCTAGAAACATCGAAACGTCTGAGGTGATCCCGCCACCGTCGCCATGCGACAAGGCTCAACCAGTTGGCCCGTCTCAGCTCGTCAATGTCTGGCCTCTTCTCGTAGAACTCTATGATCGCGGCGTGAAGCCAGTCGTATCGATCAGGCACTCGGTGCTTCTTCAGCCTCCACAATGCGACCGCATACGTTTTTTCTGAGATCACGGATCGACGGCGATCGTCTCGATGAGGGTCGCACTCTTTGCAACGAGATCATCCTTGAGCGAGACGAATGCGACGGCGGCACCGCCTGTCACGGGAACCGCAGCGGTGAGGAACTCGGTAGCTTCAAGGCCACGCTGGTCACGGATGAAGTCGATGATTGCCTGCATGTTGCTGTCCTAGATGTCGTCTATGTCGATGTAGTCCACGGCGTCCGTGCGCGTGTACTGGATGATTGACCAGTCCCACGTCGCACGCAGAACTGACCCCGTCCCGTTGTTGTAAAGGATGCACTTCCCGAACGGCGAGCCGCTGCCAGCGGTGATCCGATCCGAGAAGGCTTCGACGCCGTCGATGAAGAACTTGACAGCGTAGCGTCCGCCGCCAGCCGACTGGTACTCGACGAGTGCGGCGAGACGCGCATAGCTGCTGTCGGTGAAGTCGATCGAGCTGGCAGCGGTCGTCCCTGCTTGGCTTGCTGTTGAATCGCTCTTGTGCGTCTGCCACTTCGCTTCATCGAAGTCTGCGAAGACGGACATCCTCGGGACGTTGTTCGTGATCGGCGAGCCGTCGATCGAGACGTACGAGTCAGTCGAGTCCGACCGCAGGATCGACATCGAAAGAAACCCGTTCCCCGTGACGAGGTCGGGCTTGACTCTCACCTCCCACATCCATTGATCGCCGTCATCAGGTGACGACTTGAAGAGCTGCGGCGTCATCATAATCGAGCGGGATGTCGTGCTCGTTCCGGTCTCGCCTTGGAGCGTGCCGAACTCATCGAACCCCGTAGGCTCGAACGTGTCGGTGCTCGCGTTGTTGTTCCACACCGCGCCGCCCGTGTTGCCGAGCACATGGAACTGACACATCGCGTTGGTGTTCTGTCCGCCTCCGAGGAAGTCGTCGAACAGCCTGACCCTTCCGGTGATGCGGGGGTCTCGGACGAACTGCGTCGCGTCTGGTTCGATCTCTTCGGGATACCTACGAATCGTCATCGTCTGCCTTGCCCTTGCTGGAGATCCGTTCGATGGTGATGATCTGGTCCTGTTCGATCTGCTGCTTGACCGGACCCTCCAGTCGATCCCAAAGCATGGCGAGGATCTTGGCGTCACCGTTCAGTGCTCGCTGTACCATCTCGCGAGCTATCTCGTCGGCGATGCTGCGACCGTCACCATCCTCGCTCTCTTGAAACCTTCGACGCAACGCGGCCATGAGTGAGGGCGTGTGTATGCCGGAAGGTCTTCCGGGTCCGGGCTTGGTGCCTTGGCCGAACCTTCCGAGGTCGTCGCGTTTGTAATCGTCGGAGTCAGTCATCTTTTGATTCCGTGTCGTCTTCGGTTTCTGGGTCGTCTTCGTCCTCTTCGTCTCCGTCTACCGGGTCGCACATTTGCCCGTATGCGTACTCTACTATCCCGCGACAGGCGTGCATGTTTCCGAAGTTCCGGACGAAGGTCTCGGTCTTGCCAAGCCTCTGCCTCGTTAGGCAAACGACGACGGCGTCCGCACTCTCCTCTTCGATGATGAGACCGGCAGCGTTGCGAACCGTCTGCATGAGCTTCTCAAGCTCTGGTTTCATCAGTGGGCCTCTACGAATTGCGTGTCAAGTACGCGGTTCCCGTTCCTGTCGTGCTTGACCGATAGGTTCATCCAGACACTCCCCAGTGGTTTGGGCGGTGCCCCCCTCTCGATGTGCCATCCTTCGCGGGGTGAGAACTCGTCTTTGTATCCGGGTGTGCGGACGTGATGGACTGAGTCGAGAAAGGGGGTGCCCTTACTAGACAATCGAACTCGGCCTAGCCGGACCGTCCACGAGTCATGTGTGTGACCTGACCACACGATGTCAGCGTCCGGTATGTAGCTCTGCATCCGTCGAGTCGCGAGCACGCCGTGAGACATGGGTCCACCGCCCCCAGATCCGTGGAAGTAGTACATCGTGGTGGACCGAGCGGTGCCGTTGAGGTTGACCCTGAACTTGACGAAACCCGAATACTTGCCTCGGTACAGCTTGTCACCCCCCGATGCCTTCATCCGTTCGACGAGCCTGTCCGTCAGATCGGTCTCGTGACGTTTGAGGATTGCCGTCTCGTGATTGCCCGGAGCCATCAAGATCCAGTTTTTAGCATAGGGCTCATAAAACTCGGCAGTCGTCTCGACGAGGCTGTCAAGGTATCGACCGCGCTGGTGCTCTGGTCGGCAAGCTGTGAGATCAGACCGTCGATCCCATTTGCCTTGCATGGCGCAGAAGGTGTCACCTGCGTCGAGGATGCCAGCCCCTCGATCGCGTGCCTCTTCCAGATGGATCAGTTCGAGCCGATGGTCTGCGTGTGCGTTGTCGTGGTGTGCGTCAGAGCGAAGGAGGAAGGACTGAGTCCAGTCGCTCCCGGTGTAGTCCATTTCAACCAGCAGACAGCCGGGTGCGGTCTCTGTGACCGTGTAGCTTGGCGGTGCGATCATGCCGTTTGGCTCCGTATATTACTCGGACTTTTTGTTCTTCAGCATGAGTTCGGCGACCGTTCCAGACAGCAGCTTCTTGCCCTCTTCGAGCCCTGCCGTAAAGCTCGACTCTTTCTCCTTGGACACCCTCTTCTCCTCGCCCGGTCTTCGGAGCATGAGACCACCTGCGAGTGCCAGACCCGTGGAGATCAGAGCACCGCCGGGTAGTGTCGAGGAGGCTTCTCCGAGCACACCGATTCCCGTGTCGGTGATGGACTGAATGAGTGCGACCGCCTCCGTGCCTCGGTCGATCTCATCGGCGAATCGTCTGCTCTGGTTGTCCACCCACTGGAGCCACTCGTCCCACGTCATTTCTGCCTGAGACATGGGGACTCTCTCTTCGGTGTTGAGTGCCTGCTGAATCCCCTTCGGCACGTCTGCCTTGATGATGTCATCGAGGGAGCATCCGGAGACGGCTGAGGAGATTGCGAGGAACGCGACGGCGACGATGCACAGCGTCACCCCGCCCTTTTGGGACTTGAGTCGTTCGATCAATTTGTTGACTCCAGCGTAGTGATCCGCTCACGGAGATCGTCGAGCCGTCTGTCCTGCTCGCGATTGGTGGCGGTCGATTCGATCGTGGTCCGTACCAGATCGAAAGAGATGTCTTTGAGTTCTGCGATCTCCTCACTGTTCCGTGAGAGGGCTGCATCCTTGCGTCCAAGGGTGAGCGCGAGACCTGAGATGGTGCCTGCCAGCAGGACGAGCTGGAGCACCTGAATGACCGTAGAGATTTGCGTGTTGTTGGGTGTGCTCATGGCCTGAAGAAACTCGAAAGCTGATTCTTCAGGATCGACCGGAGTTGCTCCTCGGTCATATCGTTCTCGTTCGCCACGTCCTTGAGTTCATCCCCGTCCGCGATCCTCAAGACCATGTCCCTGAAGTCTGGATGTAGCCGTTCCATGACCTCGTTGAACATGCAGCTATCAACGGGTGACTCGGTGATCCTCTCCCTCTTGGTTGGCTTGGGATTGATGAATTTCCCGTCCCACTTCTTTTGGCCCAGATCGCCCGTTCTGTAGTAATAGTCAATCCTTCCCAAAAGGTACTTTCTCAGGAAGGTCGTGACAGTTGCTAAGTTTTCGTCGTACTTGTCTCGGAGCAGTCTGTCGGCCTCGATGTAGGCGATCGACCGTAGCTCTGGCTCCGTCGCGTTCATAAAGAAGCCTCGCCGTTTCCACTCGACGACGAGCAAGGTGATGTATCCGATGTGATCGTTTACGTCTTTAGATGTTCGCTGACGAGCCTTGCTAACTCTGTCAGCTTCGTCGCTTCGAGCATGATAAGCCATTCGCCGCGATCCTCGCGCATGATGACAATGGGTAGACCGTTCCCCGCGTCTTCCTTGGCTTGGTGCATGTACTTCGTTGCGCCGATTCTTGCGTATCGTTTGACTTCTACATGAAGTCCTTCGAGGTCCGTGATGAGGTCTGCTGTTTCACCTTGACCACTAAACTGCTGCGATCGACGCGCGTTGATGCCCATCGACCGCAACAGTTCGGCGGCCTCTCTCTCTCCTTGCTTGCCCTTGTTCCTGCTCTTGAGTCCACTCATGGGTAGAAGTTTGCGAGCACGTCCTTGAAGAGTTTCTCTTTCATCGTCTCGACCGTGTCTTCAGGCACTTGGTGGACGTTGTCAAACTCGTTCTGCATCAGGATGATGTTGACCATGTAGCCGTGTTCTTTGGCGAGCCGTTGGTAGGGGTGAAAGTCTGAGCTGTTGATGAAGGTGTTGCAGACAGCTATGCGCCGCACCTTCGCCGTCATCGCTCCGGTGACCCGTTCCCTACAGTGTTCGATGGCGTCGTCCATGTGAGACTCATGCCAAACGTCTGGGTACGAGAGTCCTCTCTCCCCCGCCATGATCTCGAAAAAGTCGTCATTGCTGTAGCAAGCACTAGGTGCGACCCGTCTACCTAGTTGGCTCTTACCTGACCCCGGTGCTCCCCGGATGATGTACAGGGTTCGAAACCTGTTGTGGTCACTCACCAGCTCCTCCAGCTTGTGCTTCTCCTTCCTCGCCTTCATTGCGTCCTCCGCCTTCGTCGTCTTGTAGTGGCTCGTCGTGGCTTCCGTACTTGTCTTCATCAATGAGTTCTCCATTCGTTGTTTTGTCTGCTGCGTGTAGCAGTCCGACATAGATCGGCGGCCACACCACGAAGTTCTCTCTCGCGTGCTTGTTCATGTCTGGCAGTACGAGCGACACCGTGCGCTTCGCCGAGTCAAGCCTTTGCTGTGACCACTGCCTCACCTCCGATAGCCGTTGCTGGTGTTCACCTTTCAGTGTGACGATCTCCTCAACCTTTTCCTGAGTCGTCGCTTCAAAGAAGACCGCAGACCTCTTCTCTACAGACAGTCTCTTGTACTGGTTGTTTACGGTAACGAAGCACGGCAGCGGAAACTTGTGAACTCCTTTCATGTGTCTGATTGCGTCTCTCAGGAGTATGTGGTCAACCTTGTTGGGATCAGCCTCGTCGTGGTCACGGTCGAAGTAGTAAAACCAGAGGTCATCCATCTCGTACACGTTCGGCTCCCAATTCGGGAACAGACCTCGGATCAGCTTCCAGTTCGACCCCCAACTAGGAGCCTCGTCTTGCTCTTGCTTCTGCGATCTCGTCATCAATAGACACCTCCTTCTTCTTGGTGGGCTCCGGTATGTCGTCCTCGTTCGTTAACCACCGTTGACGCCGGAAGTAGGTGCTCGCCGTTGGCACATACTTCAGTTCTGTCTCGCCACTCTCTATCAGTTTCTTATAAGCATTGACATCTTTTTCTGTCTGACGTAGAGCAACCCGAAGAGCCTGATCGATAGAGCAGTCGTTGTCGATAGCATACCTCCGCACGCCCTCGGAAATTACAGCGAGAGAGCTACCCCATCCCACCCTTCGACCGTCGAGGTAGGAGTCAAATATCGCCCGCATCCTCTCCTCGTCCACCCTCCAATCAAGGTATCCGGAAGAGGTGGGGGTGTTGGTTGAGGAAGAGGTAGAGGTAGAGGAAGAGGAAGAGGTAAAGGGAGATGGTTCAGCAGACCCATCAGTAGAGTCATCAGTAGAGTCATCAGTAGATGACACCCCCAACCGTTCCATTTCTTCGTAGTGTCTGGAGAAGTTCATCCCCTTCTTCTTGAGAGCGGCCAGAACATACCTCGGTGAGTGGTCGGGCCAGTCGTGGACAATGTAGCGAGCTGGACCCGGCACCCTGTCGAGGAGCCTACAGCGGGCCAGAGCCTCCACGAGAGCCGTTCCGTCATCAGGCCACTCCAGAGCCGCCGCGATCTCCTCGTCGTCGTGACGGCCAACCTCGCCCGTCTGAGCGTGCTTCGCTGCAAACCTCCACAGCAAGGCGGCCACCCCCAGAGCATGGGGCCACGGCACCCCAATGATTACAGCCAGACGCCGGATTTTCGGTGAGCTGAAAGCACCCTCTAACATGGTCTTTCCAATCTGGTATCCTCCGCATATCACATCTCCATTGCGGTGAGCCCCCCACCTTCGGGGGGCTTATCGTTTGAAAAAAGAGGGACGCCCCGCGTGAGCAAGGCGTCCCCCCTAGAAAGGAGCTGTTTAGGTGGGACAGTATCCGAGGTGCTTGAAAGCTGCAAGCTCAATGTAGGCCACCGGCTCCTTGTCAGCAGAATCACGCTGCTGAACCGTGCGGCCACCAATCTGATACCTGACATCAATGCCATGCACAAGATTGTCGAGCAAGCAATATCTCAGCTCCCC